AACAAATTACCTAGACCTGTTCCTGTGTCAAATAGTGCCATGATTTATCCTCTATATCCTTGAGCTAATTGTTGTAATCTCATCTTTTCTTCATCTGATAAGGGCATACGTGTCATTAAGTTTGGCATGCCTACATCATTACCTTCTTGCATACCAACATTAGGAGCTACATTAAATAATGGTGAAGATACCATTTCAGGATTGCCTCTTGTAATTGGTTGAACAGGAGGAACTTGCATTGGTTGTTGTGGTTGATTTAAAGCATCAAAACCTTTAGCACCTAAGTTAATTTTATCCATTGTAGACATGTTAGTAAAAGGGTTGCCAATATTATTTGCTAAAAAAGCACCTGTTTGGTCTAATAATGATGAAGCACCTAATCCACCATATACGCTAGGAGTTGCACCTAAACCTGCCATTGCACCAGGAGTTAATAAACTAGCATTTAACATTGGAGTGCCTAATATTGATGGAGCTACAGTGCCTAATGCTGGTGCAAATGTTCCTGCACTACCTGCTGCACCTGTTGCTGTTGCACCACCAGCACCAATTCCACCTGCACCGCCCATTAAACCTGCTCCGCCTGCTCCAAGACCTGCACCTAGTAAAGCTGTTTTAAATGGATTAGCACCTGTTAAAGCACCGCCTGCAGCACCTACACCTGCACCTATCATTGCAGGAACTAACATTGCTCCCATATTATACCTTTCCTACTACGTAGCAAATTGGTTCAATGATTGCACGATAAATCATGCCATAAGTATCACGTTTTTTACTTCTTTTTTGTTTCCAGATATCAGCAGTCCTATGTCTTGCGATATGCTCTAAAACACCCCTTAAAATGCGTTGTAGGGCATTCTTTTCACCTGCTTTGTAAGCATAGTTTACTAATGGTAAGAATAGTCTATGGTAACCTTTTTCGTATGCTGGGTCTAAGTCTTTAGACTGAGCTAACCAGATAGCATTACGGAAGCTACCAAAACCATATTCTCTATTCATAGCTGTACAAACTATTTTTCCACCACCGGACTGTGTAGTTGTAGATACTTGACCCATAGGAGCACCATAAGCTGCACCAAGGTAAGCAGATAGTTTTTGATATGGTTTGTTTTGTTCAAAGTTAAAGCGGTCAATATCAGCTTGTAATGCAGTTTTTTGATAGTCTTCAGCAGTTTTACCTACGTTAGCTAATTGTGAAATATCTGCGTAATCAGCTTGTGCTAATGTAGGAGCATTCATAACTGCTTGGTTTTGCATACCACGTTCACCAGCATAGTTTTGATAAGCTAGGTTACCGTATGTATTAGCAAGTGTTGTAGCTAGTGTGTTAGCTGCTCTGTTTTGAATGTCTGCAGATACGCCTGAACCATAACGACCAGCTTGTGATGCAGTACTTTGTGCAGCTTTAATAGCATCATTGTATGCTTGTGTAGCTTGCTGTGTAGGACCTGCTAATGCTTGTGTAAAGTATGGGTTACCAGCAGATAAGTAATCGCCTCTAATAGAACTTAATTGTTGTTGTTGTGCAGCAGGAAGTAATGCTGAACCTTGCATAGCTCTATTTTGGGCTGCTTGTAATGCTGTTTGTGTTTGTGCAGATGGACCTACATAAGTTTGACCACCATAGTAGCTAGGCGTGTCTGTTTGATAAAGACCTTTAGCTTCTTCAAGACCGTATTTAACAAATGGTTGTACAGTAGGGTCTAATTGTTGTTTAGTTTCAGATGTGCCACCACCACCAGAGCCTCCACCACCCCATAGTGTAAAGTAGTTGCTTAATGATGGAAGTAAAAAGTGTAATAATTTCATATTATTTGCCCTGTGTGTTAGTTGTTTGTGGTGCTAAGAAACGACCTGCTCCGTACATTGCACCGTCAGTTTGTGTAGGTGACATAAGTCCTTGTACTGAACTTGTATTTAATGCTGGAAAAAGATTAGTTAATTCTGCATAAGGTGTAGCTTGTGCATTTGTTATAAATCTATTGGGATTAGCAAAGCTATAAGGGTTGCCTAAATAATTTCTATTTGCATAATTATCAGCATAAAATGGATTATCTTTGTTAGGCATGCCTGATTGTGAAGCTAAATTGCCAAACATATTTCCAAAAATAGCACCCACTCCATTTGAAGCTGGTGAAGTTGCCACAGTGTTTTGTTGATTTTTCATTGTATAATACTGACCTTCATCTGTATCGTAATATACTGGCTGTTGTGCTGGTGCTCCCATAATTTTCCTTTATATCTTAAATTCCCATGTTTGAGGTGTAAAACCCATAAGCCTTGCTCTACGTTCCCACCCTTTTCTTTGTGAAGAGAATGTAACTTTAGACTTACCGCCTTGTTTTGCTATTGCTTGTATTTCTTGAAATGCTTGTTGAAAGAGTGTATTGTCGTTAATTGTTGACCATGAAGCCCATACATGAAGTGTGTCACCTATAGGTTGAAGTACTACAAAACCTACTGCTTTGTTATCTATCATACCTACAAATAACATAGACCTGTTTTCATAACAGTCACAATAGACATCTTCTACTATCCATTGTGTATGACCACGTTGTCTTACTAATTCAAGACCATGTTTAACATAATCCCAATGTGAACGTAATTGGTCTTTAGGTATGTAGTGTAAAATCATCCTACTATTATATAACGATATGTCTTATTGGATGTGTCATTTGCAAAGTGAGTAAGAGTAGCTTGTCCATTTTGTTGTGCACTTATATATACATTGTCCATAGATAATGGTGCAATATAATTAAGAGTTACAATAGCAGCAGGTATAGCTGGTCTAGGTATAACTGTATCAGCAGCATAATGTTCAAGTACTACTAATGTGCTAGATGTTGTTCCTGCAATTTGTACATAGTCACCAGCATTTAAGTCTAAAAATATATTTACTGTGCCAATTACATGACTCCAGTCTGTAGAGCTTTTTCTAGCTGCAATATCAAAACGACTAGCACTTCTAGCAACATCTGTTCCATTTACACGAAACCATACATCTGCATATTGTGGTGCATTATCTTGGTTAGCAAATTGTAAAGAAAACTGAACATTGTATATGCCAGCATTTCTTACATTTAAACGACTGCTATTAGATAAATAAACACCGTTAGACTCTTCTGTTGTATCATACACTACCACAGCAGTTGAACCTACGCTTGGTGCTGTTTGGTCAGTATTATTACTAAATGAACCATAAGGTGCTGTATCAGCTTCTGCTGCGTCTGATATAGGCATTAATCCTATATATGAATTATAACCTATACGTTCATCATTAATTGTAGTAGTTGTAGCCCAGCCTGTATTTAATGTAACTTCGCCTGTATTGTTAGACTTGCCTTCTACAAGGTTATTTACAATTTCAGCTACACTTCTAGGGTCACCACCTGTCCAAGGTAGTTTACGGTACATATCACTACGTGCCATTATCTAGTTCCTTGTTCAGAGTAATCTATATCCATGCCAATTGCAGAGAACCAGTTAGCACCGGTAGGTGTAAGGCTAACTCTATGATAACGACCTGCACTTCTTACAGAACATCTATCTTCTTCACTAGCTGTAACAGATGAACCGTATGTAATAGTATCGTTTAACATACGCCTAGAAGCCACAGAAACGCTTGCAGAGCCATTATCTACAGAAGGTCTAATAAGAGTAACTACTGAGTTATAACCATATTCTAGGTCGTTTGTAGTGATAGTTGCTGTAGCATTAGTTCCTGTAAATGTGATAATTCTAGTATCACGAACACCACCAAATAGAAATTTACCGCCTGCATATAGTCTATCATCTAGTGTAGTTGTAAGTGTGTCTACAGTCTTGAGTGCTGCTGCACTTGCTGCCATATCAATAGCAACACCTGTGCCAGAGCCTACACCTGTAGCTGTAAATAATACGCCTACAGTATTAGCGACTGCACCTATAAGCGTGTAATCTGTTGTTCCTACACTTCTAATTGTGTATGACTTACCTACGACAAAAGAACCTGCTGTTATGTTATAAGCTGTATCAATACCGTCTAATGTTGTACCTGTTGTAGCTAAAGTAGATAAAACATCTACATCTGTATCAGCTTCACACCATTTTTGTGTTTCAAAGTTATAGATAAGTAAAGCTCTGTTACCTGAAACTGTTGTGTAATTCCATATAACTAAGTTACGTTCTGGGTCTATAGCTGCTGATATAGAGTCAATATCGCCAATGTTAGCATTGTTAAAGAAATATCTGTCTACTTTTTCTGAACCAATACCAACAACTTGTTGACCGTTACATGAATAGAAACCATCATCTGATAAGAAGTATGATATGCCACCGTATTGAGCTATAGAACCACCTTCTATACAACCTACGTTACGAGAGATAGTGTCAAATTGGAAGAATAATGGTGAGCCAATATATGACATACGCACAATGGCTTTTTCTAGGAATACAATACCAAACTCGCCACCTGTGATACCGGTAATATCACCACCGTCAGGAAGTTCTTGATAATCTGATTGTGATGCAGCACCTGCAGTCCAATCTGTTGGGTCATTAATGTCTGACCATTGTACTCGTGATGGATATGTACCAGCACCAATATTAGCACCTACTACAAAGTCACGAACTACTGTAATATATTTAGCTACTGGAGCTGCTGCTGCTAAATCTGCAAAGTCTGTAGATGAATTTACATCATAATATTGTATCTTTTCAGAACCATTAGAAGCTAGTGCATAGTTACCAAATTGAACGAACTTCCATCTATTAACACCTGTATATCCACCAGCTTTAGATACATCTTCCATAGTTAAGTCTGTAGAAGATACTTTAAATAATTTAGTAGCACCACCTGCAAATACAGATACGTCTGCATTTACTTTAGCTGCAAAACAATTAGTAAGTGCTTCTGTAGCTGCACCTGAATAGTTTACTGCTGACTTAAATGGACCATATCCTATAGCTAAAGGAATGACATTATTAGCTTCTGATACTGTGTCTAAGATACTAGGTTGGTCAGGTAACCAGTCTTTAAATTGTATACGTTGTATTGGCATATTAAATATTTGTACAGAAGAAAGCACTTAGCAAGTAAAAAGTACCTGATATAACAGGTTTCATTTCATGTGCAGTAAATCCTTTTAGTACAATCACGTCTCCTGTTGATATTTCTATATTGTCATCATCTACAACTAAATTATTGTTACCACCAATACAAGCAATCACAGTTAATGAGCAATATCTACTTTCATACTCTGATTTAATTTTATAATTGTTATCTAATTCATATAGTGGTTTATCTATATGTTGACCTATCTTTTCGCCTTCTTGTGCGTTTATAAAATTTACACCTGTACCAAAACTATAGTCGTAAGTTTCATTAAATTCAGCTTGCGTTATAAATGTAGCTAATTTTTCAAGAACTGGTCTTGCATTTTGTAATGTAAATCCTGGGTAACCTCTATTAGGATATAATTGGTCTGAGTTTAACAATGGATATTGGCTTTTACCAAACTCTATAAATTCTGCACATTCTGATGTGGTTAAAGCATTTTTAAATAGTTTATAATCCATATTGTTTACCAAGTAATTGTTATTCTTCCAGCACCGCCATTGCCACCTGCACCACCAGCTACTTGATTTTGAGAAGCTCCACCACCACCGCCTCCGCCTCCAGTAGTTCCAGCAGCACCAGCACCTTGTCCTGCATTGCCTCCAGTACCACCTGATGATGCAATACCTGAACCACCACCACCACCACCAGCACAATCACCAGCTCCACCATCTGTACCTGCTGAACCTGCACCTGTACCTGTCGCTGCTGGAGATGGACTTACGTGAACTGCTCCACTTGGTCCTGAACCTCCTCTAGCACCACCACCACCTGTTCCTCCATTAGATGTAGAGCCTGTTCCACCAGAACCGCCACTTCCACCTCCAGGGTCACCTCCACAACAATAAGCATTAGCACCATTACCACCAGAACCGCCATTAGCTGTTAAAGAGAATCCTGTTGTAGCTCCGCCTGCTGAACCAGCAGATGAATTACCACCATTAGTTCCGCTACTACCAGCTCCACCTGAACCTACTGTTAAACTATAAGATTGTAATGGAGAAACTGCTATAGTTGTTGTAACACGACCACCAGCTCCGCCTCCGCCTCCACCACCACCCCATTGGTAGTTAGAATTGCCGTCAGGTCTAGATGCTCCACCTGCTCCACCACCACCTGCACCAATTAAATCTACTGAAAGAGAATATACGTCAGCAGGAACGACAAATGTATATGTTCCAGCAGTTGTGTATGTTTCAGAGCCTGGTTTATATACTGAGCCTGTTAAGCCAAAACCTTTAGCTCCCATGCCACCTGTACGTTGTAATAAAGACATGTTTTATCCTACTTAAATTGAACTCTAGAGGCAAATACTGTATATGTTGCTGAAGCTGTTTTTACAATTACGTATGAATAAGCCTCTACACTAGAAGCATTGCCTGCTGTAGGAGCAGAACCACCTTGCCATTTAGGAGTTACAGATGTTCCGTCTATAGTCACAGCGTTGTTATAATATGCTGTAGCACCTGTAGTTACTAAAAATACTACTGTAATAGACTCACCTACAGCCATTGCAGTATTTAATGTTGTGCCTGATGAACCTCTAAAGTTTACAGTCCAGTTAGCAGATGCGTCAGTTGTATAGTAAAGAACAGACTGTGTAGTGACATCATAGTTAATAGTGCCAGTTGCTGCTGTTGCTGATACTGTAACACCTTCTAAAGCATTAACAAATTTAGATGAGATAACACTAGATGTACCTGTAAATGTTTGTTTAGCAGTAAAATTGCTTGCTATATTACTAATGACTGTATTTGCATTATAAGCCTGAACATCTGTGCCAATTGCTAAACCTAATGCAGTTCTAGCTGCACTAGCTGTACCAGAACCTGTACCACCTGCTGTAACAGGAATAGTATCGCCTGAAGTACCTGCTTGTAAGTCTTTAATTTGTGCCATTAAAGAACGAATAGCATTATTTACGTTAGCTGGTGAACATCCTTCAGCAATGTTAATATTGCTAATGTCTGTATTGTCGGCTGGGGTTGCTGAATATTCACTAATTTTATTCTTTGCCATCTTTTATCCTTGTCGTAACCAAATGTCTGTACCTGGAGATATATCAGTCCAAGTTTCTGTTCCTGCTGTAATTGTTGTCCATGTATCTGAAGAAGCTGATATTGGAGACCATGTATCTGTAGATGTTGTAGCATCTGTCCATGTTTCTGCTCCTGGAGTAACAGGTGTCCATCCTTCACCTTGCCTTGTGCCTTTTGCTGTGACACTTCCTATACCTTCTACATAAGCAAAACCAGCTAGTATAGAGTTAGCACTTGCAGTAACAAAAGCGTCTGCATTTATATCTGCATGACCTGATATGATATAACCACCAAGTGCTGTTACTGTTGCAGTTCCTGTGATAGAACCACTATCTAGTCTAATTCTGTTATAATTAACTTCTACTTGAGCATTTGCTGTAATAGAAGCATTGCCACCTATGACTAATGAACCTAATGCTGTTACTGTACCTGTTGCTGTGATACTTGCTGAAGCTAGTGCTATAGAACCGCCAGTAGCAGAGACTGTAGCTGTTCCTAGTATTGCACCACTACCAAACTGTGTTCTTGTAGCTACAGCAGATAGGTCTGCAAAGCCGTTTATAGATGCTGTGCCAAATACTAATGCACCGCTTGTTGTAACTGTGATGGTAGCAGTAGCTGTAATACTTGCTGCAGATGTTCTAAATCGTGTTCCTGATGCAGATACGGTTGCGTCTGCTGTAATCTGTGCTGATGCTTCTAATGTTCTACCTGCTAACGAGCTAAAAGGAGCTTGGGAGAAACTTGCTATGCCAAACATTTATTGCTCCTTAAATTTGTTTATATCCAAGTCTTCCGTTGCTTTTTCCTTTTTTAGCTTCAGATACTTTTTTGCAAAATTCTTTAGACATTTTCTTTCCTAATCTAGATTGTCTTATTTTTTCTTTAGTTTCTTCTGATAATTTCCTACCAAGTTTAGCTTGCCTTAACTTCTCACGATGCTCTAAAGTAAATTTAGGAACATTAGGCTTATTAGCCATTTGTATCTTTACTTGTTCAGAATAATCTTTTCTAGCTTTATCATAAGTTTTAGAAGATACTCTTTCATATCTACCAACACTACTCATCATAAAGAAAGCTCTAGTCATGTTCTCACCATAAGCCTTCCATAACATCCAATGGGCTATGTAATGTTGTCTAGCTGTTAAAGCTATTAAATTACTTTTATCATTAGAACCACCACTACTTTTAGGTATAATGTGATGAATTTCATAATATCCATCTATAGTCTGTTCTTTTAAAACATCTATAAACTTATTGTAGCGATTAAGGTAATGTAGGTTCATCTGGTGGTAATGGAATATTTCCTTCTGACAACCACTTATTATACTCTACAAAATCTTGGTTAGCTGGGTCAAATGGGATTGTTGCGTTGTCTGAAAGTCGTTTAATTTCAGAACTGCTTTGTGTTAGTTGATATATCATAGTTCAATTTCCGCTTTGTACAATGTTTGAAATTTAGCTCCTGCTGATGTTGTAACTTGTGCAGCCGCTCTAAATCCATTAATTGAAATTTGTTCTGAAAATGGAGTGTTAACTGCATCAGCGTTAACGTCGCTTACCCTTGTAACAGTTGGAGTTGCCCGTTTTGCTACGCTAAAATTAGTAGCAGCACCAATATATCCTGCGTTTGTATTTATAGAAGTCATCACCCCTCCAACACAAAGCTCATAATACCGTTGGCAGTTAGCCAATTCCTGACCATAAAGTCTGCGTTCAAACGGTGTTGCTGATGTGTTTTGTTCTAATTGCACACCTGTGATGTAGAAGGTAGCACCTGTGGTTGATGACCATGCAGCTTGAGATGAAGTTTGTTGATATTCCCCAGCTTGCCAAGAACCAGCAGTTGTTGTAAAACTTGACCCAGAGCCGAGAGACCAGCCAACTGCCATCGCTCTGCTATTATCAGTAGGCCAAGTTCCACTTGTATCTCCAACAATGGTTATAGACTTTTGTTCCCATGTGTTTGCGGCAGATATTGTGTAAGTTGCAACATAGCTTCTGTTGTATGCACCGTTTACAAAATAAACACAATAAGTTCCAGTTACGCTTGAGCGAACCCAAAATGATAATGTTATTGTCTGTGCATTTGCTGTACCAAAATTTAAATCAGCAACATTAAAACCTTCAATTCTTTGCCAAACAGCAGCTTGTTGCGATGCTGTAGGAGAACTTCCAGTTACACAAGTAAGAGATAAGGATTTTGAAAATCCAGTTGGTACTATTGAAGATTGTTGGGTAGTTACAGAACCAGAACCAGAATAATAAGATACAGTCCTATCAACTGCATAAGATGATGTAGTTGCTGTAATACTAGCACCAGCATTTCTTTGGTCTATCCTCATATCACCATTTATAATACGGTTCTTTAGCACATAAGGTGACGCTGCAGCAGCTTGTAGACTACTGTCTGGGAATGTGACTCCGTTTGTTCCCGATATGCTAACAGGCATTATACTGCTCCTAATTGTTCGTCTGTAGGTCTAGGTAGTGTGTGTTCCCATTTAGCTATGTAGTCACCTTTACCGTCACTGTCGTTTTGTAGAATGATTGTTCCTGTTAATGGATTAAAGTCTGCATCTATAAGTTCAGCATATATTGTTTTAATTTTATCGTATAATGTCATTTACGCACTCCTTACCATTGCACCATTAAACCAAATACGTGTTAAACCTTCTGCATTCATTGTTCTAGATGCTCCAGAGTCTTGAAATACATATAATTCTACATAATCAGTTGAACCGTTGAAATATACTAATGAAGAAATATTTACCATCCATATATTAGTTGCTTTTATATCATTTCCATATTTATAAGCTGTTCCATTTTTATAAATAGAACATAATACTTCTGCATTAGATAACGCATTAAATGATACATTACCATTTATTTGATAATACCCAGCTACTGTTGGAGTAAAACGATAGTTAGTAGTAGAGTCAAAATTATTATTAGTATCCCATTCTTCTGTAGGAAGAATTACTTTTGTCCATGTTAAATTTGCAATGCTTTGCGTGCTTGCGGTTTGAGAAGCACTAAACGTTGGACCTGTTCCACCAAAAGTAGACGCAGTAGTAAGCACAGTTCCGCTAGTTGTGGGTAGGGTAAGCGTAGTTGTGCCTGATACTGCTGGAGAGGATAATGTAACGCTACCAGATGTAGAACCGTTAAGTATAAGGTTAGCCATTATTTAGCCTCCAATGTTTCTATTCTTGCTTTTAGGTCGTTGATGATGGTTTGTTGTTCTTGGATGGCTTTGCATAAAATTGCAGTCATTCTTTCATATTGGAAACCCTCTACTTCACCATTATCACCATAAGAAACTAATTCTTTTAATCCAATAGCATCAACTTCATCTGCAATAAATCCTATGTAATCTGCAGATTGGTCATCATTTTTACATTTAGATTTATAGCGAACAGGTCTAAATTTGTTTAGGTCTATATATTCTAAATCACGAATATCTTGTTTATATTTTAAAGCAGAAGTTGAGCGTAATAATTGTCCAAAAGAAGCAAGCACCGTATTTGCTCCAGCAGCGGTCGTGGAATTATTTGGAGATGCAGCTGCGCTTCCTGTATAAAAAGCTCCATCTGAAACTATTGCTAATAATTCTGTGCCAGAACTATTATTTAATTGAATAACTTTTGTAGAGGAATTTGCTGTTGCAGAAGTAACAGTAAGTCTAGCTGATGACCCAGTAGTCCCCACCGACAAATTACTATCAGAGTTTATGCGCATACTCTCTGCACCGCCTTCAGAGAAGGCTATGGTGTCGGCAGCAGGGAAAAACATTCCTGTGTTGGTATCACCTGTAGTAGTGATAGCTGGAGCTGCTGCTGTTCCTGCTACAAAGGCTGCTCTTTGTGATGTATCTATAGTTAAAGCTGTAGTACCACTATTAGTTTGTAATTCTAATGAGCCACTATTATCAGGTTCTATCACTACACCATTAGTAGTAGTTGCATTTATAATTGTACTCATAATATTACCCAACGTGACGTAGCAGGGACAGTTATCGTGACCCCACCTGAAATTGTGATATCCCCAGCTTCTACAGAGTTATATCCTGTAGGGAATGTGTAAGATGTGCCTATAGTTCCGTTATTAACATTAAGTCCGTTAGATGCTGCAAACTGTGGAGCATAAGCATCACCATTAGCATCTTGGTAAACAGCTTCTTCAGCAGGATAAGTTACAAATACATTCTTTGTGCCTGCACTAAAGTTTACTGCTGTGCCACCATTGCTAGACTCTAATATAGTATCACGAGATAAAGTAGTGCCTGAAGATGTATATGTGCCTAGACCTACTTCCCATTCTGAACCACCTACGATAGCGTAATAAGTAGTATTAGCATTGCCAATAACAGAAAATGACTGAAAGCCAGATACTGCACCAGCAAGCGTAAACGTACCTGTGCCTGTAGTAGTACTTGTTTCCTGTACCCTATCTTTGACTACGAGAGCCATAAGTTATCCTTATGCTAATGTAACTGAAAGGTTGCCTGTTGATATCTTAAATATATCACCAGAGTCAATAGTTTTAGATGTATCTAAAGGTGAATGGTAAAGTAAGTTACCACCTGTAGAAGCATCATTAATACCTATCCAGCCTACTACACCCCATGAAGCTGTTGCTGTTGGGAATGTAACGTCAGCAGAGTTTGTAGTTACACCGTTAGAAGGTGCAGCAAATGTGACTGCTGTTCTAGCGTATGAACCACCAGATACTTCTGTACCACTACCTGCATCTGTAGGGTCTGAAGTCCATAGTGATACATAAACTGTTGCGACTGATGTGTATGTTGTGTTACGTAGAGTAGCGTTGATTAACGCATTCTCCAAAAAGTTACTCATTTCTGCCATGATTTTTCCTTTATCTTGGTGTTACGCTTAATGTTGTGTATGGATATGTTGCACCTAAATCACTCTGCTTAATATTTGCAATTGCTCTATCATAAAGTGCAGACCATGTTGCTATTCTTGCGTCATTGATTAAATACGGTTCTGCTTCTGCTAAAGTTGCGTAAAGTAAAGCATCTGGATAATATGCTAAGAACAAGTTACTAGCTGTTGTAGTAGATATAAATGTAGGTTGAGCATAGTATAAAATTTGAATGGTGTAAGTTGCATCTTGGCTAGGTGCAAACTGAAACTCTGTGCCTAACATTGTAAAGTAATGTGAACGACCTGATAATGATGTTTGACCATTACGGAAAAACAAGTCAGGTGATTGATACTCTAAGATAATAGGTGGATTACCTTGAAAGTGCATCTCTCTTAACTCTAAGAAGTCACTAGGGAACGCTACCTTGTTATCAGAAGGTGTAGTTGTAGCAACTTTTAACATAGCTTCTGTTCTTAAGTCACGACTCATTCTTAACTGTGCCATCTGAACAAAGTCAGGGATAACACTTGTTAAGTCTGTTCTAGCTAGATAGCTTTCTACTGTTGATACAAAGCTAGTATAGTTTGTAAATGCCATTTAATATCCTTTAATATTTTCCGTTCATCATCCAGTCTTTACGCTGACCTTTAAAATGATAAACATATACGTCTTTACGTTCTTCTTTATCTTTTGGAGTGTAGTTATACTCATCACAAGATAGTTCTAATACTTTATAGTTGTCTGTATCTGCCATTAGCTTAATAGCTAATTGGTCGCCATACCATTCATGTGCTTTTCTATCAAGACTTTTTAATTTGTTTAATGCTTCTATCCAAAACTCATGGTTCTTAGAAAACATAACACCTGCGTTATATGGCATGAGCTTAACTACATCATTACCTTCTGTATCCATGATAGAGCCATAACGTCTAGTTAAAGCTACATCAAAGTCTTGGTTAAATACATGAGATAAGTCTTTTTTAATTATCATGTCTGTATCTAGTGTTACCCAATGACCTCTAAGTGAAGCTAAATGTTCTAATCTAAATACCATGATAAGACCGTTATATTCTTTACGGATAATAGTATTTACGCCTTTTATAATTGGCGTATTCATATCTGATAATTGAACTATGTTTGCAGTTGGCATAACTTCTTTTACAGAAGCTACCATTTTTGTAGGCATATCTACATCTTTACCTACATGAAGAAATGTTATGTTAAGCAAAGATTATATCCTTATGTGCTTGACCTACTTCTTTATAGCCAATGCTTTCTAATAGATGTCTTGCTTCGTATGTTAGTGGTTTATGTGCTAGGCTTTTTTCTTCTATCACAATCACAGGTCTATAACGTCTAATCTGGTCTATCATGCCTGTAATGGCATTGTGCTCAAAACCTTCTACGTCTAGTTTTAAGAAGTCTAATGCACCGAAGTCAGGCATTGGCATTACTTTTATACCTTTACCTTCAGATAAGTGCCAACAACCTGTGTTATTACCACTCTTTAGTGCAAATTCTTGGTGAATGTCGTACAGACCAAACTTAGACAGTATAATATTGTTTTTGTTCTTAGTATTTGCTACTAAACATTCAAAGTTATCAGGATTAGGTTCAAAAGATGCGACTAAGTTAAACTTATCACACAGAAACCTAGACCAACTACCTACATGTGCACCACCATCTACTGCAACATCCCATTTCTTTACATGTTCTATTGCAATATCTAGTGATTTTCTTTCAAATATATCACCTAGTTTAAAGTAGTTGACAAAGAACTCATCACTATCCGGTAAGTATGTGTTACCTGCTAATTTCATAGCTGATTAGATACGTTTTGTACTACTTCATTCCATGTTTTATCGTCTTGGTAGAATAGTCTCATGTGTCTATACCAAGGCATACTTGGTTGAGCATATCTCCATTGGTGGTATTTAGGTACTAAGCACCATGTTTTAACGCCCATAGCAGCACTACAATGTAAAGCTGTAGTATTGACCCCTAAAACCATATCGCAAGCTCCTATGAGAGCTGCTGTATCATCATAATCTTTTGCGTCAGACGCTAACTCAAAGTACTTAACACCTTCAATTTTGCGTTCTACGCTATAGTCTAAACTAACTAACTGTATATCTTTGCGTTTAATTAGTGGTTGTAAGTCTTCTTCTGTAAGCTGTCTACCTTTAGCGTTAGTTCTAAACGTACCACCTTTAGTCGTGATACCTATGACTGTCTTACCCCATGGTTTAAACATGGACTTCCACATCTCAACCTTATCTTTATCAGCTACTAGAAAAGGAGTCCCAGGAAAAGACTTGCTCGTTGGTCTGAAAAACTGGGGTAAGCCACCAATAGCACATCTTGCATCAATTGTAGCGTCATTTATCCACTCCACTTCATCTGCTTTACGAGTGCCATGCACTATTGCTTTAGGGAAGCTACGTTTAAATAATGTTTCTAATCTTTCATCACAGTCTATGTAGACTTTCTTACTAATGTCTATAGCGTCTGGTATACATGATGCGTAGAATATCTCATCACCTAAACCTTGTTCACCATATATAACTAAGTCTTTACTGGATGAGCCATCCCATCTAGGTTCGTCTTTATAAACTAATTCTTTACGGAACTTACCACCTAGTGACTTGTTCCATTCTTCCCAACCTTTAACCCATTCACCTTTGGCTAAGTAACTATGGGCTAGGTTTAATTGTGCGTGTAGCTCTTCAGGATTGCATTCTAGAGCCATCTTTGCAGACTTCTCTGCATCATCCCATTTAGACATCTGAACAAGTGAAGCTGAAGCGTTAGCATAAGCTAGTGCATAGTTAGGGTCTAATTCTGCTGACTTTAAGAAGTATTTAATAGCATCATCAAACATATCCATCTCATGACATGCACGACCTAGAGATGTCCATAATGCTTTATTGCTTGGTGCTTCTTGTAATGACCTACGGAATAACTGGTATGCAAATGCAGGCTTATCAGCCATTAACCAAATGTATCCTAGGAAATGTAATGTAGCTGCATCATTAGGATAGACCATTAAGACTTCGTTAATAATAGGTAATGCTACGTCATACTCTTCTTTTTGTATGAGGTCATGTATTGCTAACTGTACGTTCTTTAATTCTTCTTTATCCACGTTTAGTAGTCAGTTTAAGATATGGATAGTTTTCGTTTATTTCTTTTATAAGTTCTTTTGTTTGGTTAGGGTTATACATGTCTATACCCTTTTGCTTTAACTGCATTTCCACTACTGGTGGAATACTAGCAAAGTGTGCCCATTCTTGCTTAACACCTTTGTTCCAAACTTCAGGGTTATCTCTGGACTGTTTAATCTGGTCTAACATGCCACTAATATCTTGTGTGCTAGTTAGGTAGTATGTATCTTTAGCAGGGTCATAGTCAAAGTACTGACTTACACCTGTTACGCTATTGTGGTCAAATAATATTGGCATAATTAAATACAAAAGAGGGAGAATTAACTCCCTCGATTATATCACATCTAATTACTAAACACCTACGTTTTGAATTTTAGCATGTGCATCTGGGTTTTGAACCACAAGTGCATATTCTGCTGTCAATAGGTACTTAGTTGAGTCACCAGTCTTAGCAAGTTCTTCTTTGCTTAAAGGACGTAGTGAAGCTAAACCAACATAGCCTGGGTCAATACATAGAACTGCTGCATCACGCATGAAACGGTCAAGTTTCACAGTGTGGTTACCGAAGTCAGAAACGTAAACGTCTGCTGCACCAGTAATTGAAGCTTGTGCTTTAACTTGTACGTCTACAAACTTAGTAGCAATACCAGCAAAGCCAGAGAAACGTGCTTTGTTAGTTGCTGACATAAGGATTGTTGATGGCTCGCCACCGTCTGTCCAAGCTAATTGTAAAGCTGACTTTAAATCTGCTTCAATGAATGTTACTGCTGTACCATCTGTAGGTGCTGCAACTGTTCCATTGCTGAAGCCAGGTGTTGTACCAGATGTAGAGCCTGTAGCTAATACTCGGTTAGTAATCCAAGACTCAATACCTGCAGATGTACGAGCTGTTGCTGCACCGCCTGCTGAAGAAGCTTGGTTACGTACGATAGCAAATTCCATGTCACGTTTCATTTCTTTACCAGCTTTCATAAGTTGGTAAGCAACTTCAGACTTACGACCATACTTACGTACTACGTCATATGTGTTTGAAATTTGAACTGTTTTACGTGAGATTTGTGTGTAGTTACCTAACACTGTTGTTGCTGCTAATGTTGAGAAAGAAGCGTCATCACCTTCAACTGCTGCGTTAGTAGCTGCTGCTGCTAAAGCGTCTGTTTGCCATTGATGGTAAGTTTGACCTGCTGACATTCTTTTTGCCATTGATAACAATGGTGTGTCTTCTGGAGAAATATCAAAGATAATGTCTTCAAATGACTCTGCTATACCTTTACCGGTATAACTATTGGTTGCTGATACTGCCATGATTATGGTT